TTGGTTTATTGCAGATGATTTATCGGTTGGGGATCAGGAGATTGTTTCTGTTATGTCTGACAATGTCAGTTATCGCGCAGGATGTTGGTTGTTTGAACTAGAATACGATGGACAATTAAATTTTAAGATTAATCCTAGTGGTAGTGGTAGCGCGCAGTATACAATTGCACCAACTGGTGGTTGTGTAGCAAATACATGGTATCATGTAGCCGTATCTCGTAATAATAATGTATTCAGGGGTTATCTTGATGGTGTGGAAAAGTTTGAAACTGCTTCGGTTACTTGGGATGGAGATCTCGGAACGAATGAGCAAGCTCATCAAGCTTGCTTGAGACTTGGTATAGGACATCCTGGTTATGAAAAGGGATTTGAAGGAAATATTGATGATTTTAGAATCACAAAAGGTTATTCACGTTATAATATCGCTTTCACTCCACCAACACAAGGATTCGCTAATACTGCTACAGTAGTTTATGGTGACATTACTTATCCATTAACTCTTCACACAGATGTAGATTTAGTAACTAACCCACCAACAAATGGTCAGGTCTTTACTTGGGATGCTACTGGTGGTCCTAGTGAGACTGGAGCTTGGATTCCTAACACAATTAGTGATACTACTTTTGTTGGACTTACTGATACTCCAGTAGGATTCACTGCTGATAAATGGTTAAAAGTTAATGCAGGTGGTACTGCTCTTGAGTGGGCTGATGCTTCTACAGATACAAATGATTATGTTGATGCTGCTTCTCTTAGTGGTACAGATTTAGTTATTGGTAGAACAGGAGCATTAGCAGATCTTACAGTTGATCTATCAACACTTGGTGGCGGCGGCACTAGTACAAGTCAAACTATTACTGGTGCGACACTTACTTCTGTTTCCGATGATGGTTTAACTCTGACTACTGGAACTAATGCCGACATCTCAATGATCGGTGATCACACTCTTGGTCCTGTATATGCTAGCGCAGAGAACAAGAACCCATCTGTTACTTGGGATTTCAATACATCTAGTTTACCAACAGGTGTAACAGTTGATTCCTACTCAGTTCTTTTAGAAGATTTGACCGCATCCTTTAATGGTACTCCATTAGTACATTGGGATGTATCGGACATTCCTGCTACTACTACTACTATTTCTGCTGATGCTACCGCAATTACTGGTGCAACCATCAATCAAAATTTCAACCAGGCAGCTGTAAATACTGATGGTGTTAGTGCTGTTGGTTACTCTGGTCCTCAACCTCCAACAGGTGAGAACCATATTTACAGATTGAGTGTTACAGCACATCTAACTGGATCTAGTACTGGGACTCTTACTCAAGGTATTGAGTTTAACTTTGACACAGCAAATACTTTAACCGCTGGTGGTGGAACCACTGCTGCTGCCGATAACCTTACTTTCACCTACACTACTACTGGTGTGGGTGGATCCATGACTTCTCATATTATCCCAGATACTAATGCTGCATATGATATAGGTTCAGCAGAGTATAAGATTAGACACCTTTTCTTATCAAATAATTCACTTTGGATTGGAGATGATCATAAGATAGATGTTGCTGGTGGTAAGATGAAGTTTAGGAAGCGTAATAAATCTACAGTTCCCGCTTCTATTACAGATGCTGGTGGTGATGAGGCAGGTGCTCTTGCTAATTCAGGTAAAGCATCTCTTGAGTTGATAAGTTGCTTTGAATGGCTTGATTATTTAACTTCTTTGGATCCAAGTAAGATTGATCTTTCAGATCTATTCCCACCTGAAGATAGTGGTGGGTATACTGATGATGATTATGATGAAATTATAAATCAACATGGACCAGGTAGGCACCCAGCACCTATAGTATCTGGTGGTGTTGCATTATCTATTCCTTTGTTTGCAGGAAATACATTTGTTTTAGATCAACCTGCAGGTGACATTTCATTAGATGTAGTTGGTGCAGCACCAATACCAGGTAATAATATAGATTTTAAAGTTTATGTTATGCAAGGAGCAACAGCAAGAACCATTTCAGCGGCGACCATTGACGGAGTACCAGTTAATAGTATAAGAGTGCTTGGTGCTATTGTATCAAATGTACTGCAAGTTTTTGAATTTAAATGTTTACATCATAATGGCGGGTGGAATGCTATTATAACGGCAGAATAAAAAATCGTTCCTATAACATATACTTTGGATCAGCAAAGACAAGAGATTAAACCGCGAACCAATAAATAGAGTAGTATAATATTTTTTTACTATGGATACATCAAAAATGCGATTGGAATTTGAAACCCAATTAAAAGATTATGCTTACAAAATAAAGAAAGGTGAAGAAGAGATTACTAAACTTAAGGAATATAAATTAAAACTTGAGGGTGGTATAGAAACTCTAGATTTACTCGATAAACCTAATCCAGATGTAAACGATGGCAGCGATTCCAGTCAACTTAGTGATTGATAAAGGAGCACATTTTGATACTTCTTTTTATATCACAAATCAAGATGGTACTCCACTAGATATGTCGGGGTATACTGGTGAAGCTACAATGAAAAAAAGTTATTCTGCTACTACTAAAGTTCCATTTACCTTATCATTTGTTGATAGAACATTAGGTCATGTTCAGATTGCATTGACTTCTTCTGAATCTGATGCTTTAAATAGAAGGAGATATGTATATGATATCTTATTAACTTCTCCGAATGGATATAAAACTAGAGTTATAGAAGGTCTTGCTGAAGTGAATCCTGGTGTATCCTGATGGCATATAATGTCAGACTAGGGAATAGTACTCGACGTGTAGCACAGCGTCCAACGCCACAATACACGTTAGATGTTAATTACGAGATTCCATCTAAGTCTACTCAATATACTAATTTAAAATTAGATGATATTACCAGTCAATTCAATGGAACCACAACAGAATTTCCTTTAACTGTTAATGGAGAAGCATATTATGCTTTAGATGCAGCACAGTTAATGATTTCTATTAATGGAGATATTCTTGAACCTGGTGTGGATTATGCTACTTCAGATGATAAGATAATATTTACTACTGCACCAACATCAGCAGTAGTATTCTTTGGTGTTGCATACGCTACTACTGCTGATTTAACAAGGACTCTTAATTATGTTATTGATAGTGGGAATGTTCCACTGGAACCTGGAACTAAAGGGAACATGACTATAGATGTTACAGGTGTTATTGAATCTTGGACTATTATTAGTGAAGTAGAGGGAAATTTAAAATTAGATATACATAAATGTGATTATCAATCATTCCCAAATTTTGTATCTATATGTGGTACAGAATTTCCATACTTGGGTGAATTGAATGTCAGTAAAGACAGAAAAAACAAAGATCACACTCTTACTGGTTGGACAAAAGAAGTAACAGCAGGGGACATATTTCAATTTGAAGTACTTTATTCACTTGACGTAACAAGATTTCTTATCTCGTTAAAACTGAAACTATAAATACTATTGGATATAAATAAAAATAACTAACACCACGAAGATAATTACGGAGAGTTTTAAATGGCACTGCTAGTAACCGATAATGGTGAAATTGATTCACTGCGTAATCTACTGAATTATAATCAGCAAATTCCCAGGAATCTAATTTTAAAATTGTTCACTACAAATACGACACCTGGCGAGAGTGATACTCCTTCGCAGACAGCGTATTGGGAACCATACAAAGCTACTAATGTATTGAGTTATGATGGCACTGGTCCTATAACTGGTTACCATCCTGTAATTAATAATCGCACAGATCAAGATTATTCTCAGCAATTTGGTATTCTTTTAAATGGTAGTCGTTGGGATATCGACACCAAAGCGACATATGTAACACAACAGACTGCTACTGGTGCTTCTGGTGAGTATACAATTACTCTTTCTGCTGCTAATAATGCTATTAAGAAAGGTGACTATGTAACACAATCCACATCACCTGCTAGTGCTGCTGCTATTGGTACTGGTGCATATGTTGTTGATATTGATGCTGCAGGCACAGTACTGTTGTTGAGTGTTAAGAATACAGGTGCTTTCACAACTCAATCATGTGACTTCGGTAAGGGTAGAACAACTGCTTCTTATCCAGAGCAAACATTTACATTCCAGGGCCCTGCTGGTAACGTATACGGTTACATGCTGGTTCGTGCTAACAACTTACCTGTGGCCGTGCAGGGTGTACTTGATGCTGGCGAAGCAGCTGCAGGTACTCAAATTTCTAAGTCAGGTGTACGTGGTAACATTACTAAAGATTACATCACACTAGCGGCTAGTTCCTCAACTCCAGATGTAACTGGTGCTAATGGTGCATTCCAAGTTACAGTTGATGATACTACTGGTCTTGCTGCAAACCAACGCCTCACTATAACTGATGGTACTGCTGGAATTACTGCTGGCACACGTATTGTTGGAATTGATGGAACAAATGTTACTTTAACAAAACCACTTACTGCTGCATTAACTGCTAAAGCATGTACTGCACAGCATAACGTTGCTGAAGATCTTACTACTGGTATGACAGTTTCTCATTCACCTGGTGGTGGTGCACCTAATGGTTTTGCTGCAAGTACAACAATTATTGGTATTGATCGCGAAACAGAAGATACTGATGGTACAGTAATAGTATATCTCAGTGAGTCTTTGATTGATAACATTCAGCCATCAAACAGTAATGATACAGTTGATTTTGATTTTAGTAAGTGCGAAGCAACTGCTCATAGTTTAGTTGTTGGCGATACAATTTATATCGATCAGGGTACTAGTAATACAACTACTACTTCTAAGACATATACAGTGGATACTGTTATTGATGCAGACAATTTCACGACAACACCTGCTCTTGATGGAACAGGTAAGTTAACACTTTATAGTGCTATATTCTTCGCTGAAAGATTTACGAATGGTCCCTACGAAATTCAAAACCAGGGTGACCAAATTAAGGTAACACTGAACGTCAGCCTCGACTGATCTGTTCAAATTGATATCTACATTATGTTATTGGGGATTGCTTGCGATCCCCTTTTTTATTGCTGTATGTTGTTGTAAATGATAGTAACGTATGCTGGTGTAGGTTCTATAAAGTTTCGGGGAAGTATTCTCGGAAACATTTCACGCAGCTATAAATTCGTTCCTGGAACTACTTTACAATTTTATTATTTAGATTTTGGATCAATAGGAGAGTCACCAATAAATCCAATAGATCATGGCGCAATATCAGTACTAGCATATAATGACTCCAATTATGATTGGGGTTATATTACAATCACTTCTCGGATATCTCCATACGGTGATTTTAAATTATCAAGTATTACTCAATGGACTGTTCATAAGGCGTGGGTTGGTACTGGACAGATATTCGAGCGTGGGCGTGGTATAACCCGTCTGGTTGCTCCTTACATAGTTACAGGTACAGTACGACTTGATGGTGCTGCAAGCACCTTCTACGTGCCTTCAGTTGCTACGCAGGGGATCCTTCCCCTACGTAGTAACACTACAGTATTAACAACTAAACACGAGCAAGGATCTGGTACATTATCTGCATTCTCTGGAACAGGAGAAGTAGTTGCTTATAGTCCGGATAAAGTACAACAAGATTCACATCAATTATTCCATATTAACGGAAGTGCTGCTGATAGCTTCACTCCAAATTGGAATTCTCATGGAACGATAGGTTTTAGTGGTCACCTGGTTGAGAAGCATACAGATTATTATGTTGGTTATGGTTCACTACCTACATTCTCTGGTGGTGCAGATACACTTACTAAACATTATAGTTTAGATTCCGAAGAAATATTTGAATATAATGATTATGGTAGTATTACTACTACAACAA